AGCAGTCGAGCAAGATATCGACGTGTTCTTTGCGGGTTGGCTGACTCCCAGACGCTCCAAGCTCATCCAGCAACTCACCCAGGCAGGCCTCAAAGTAGTAGCCACTGATTCCTGCTACGGTGGGGGCCGGGATCAGTTAATCTCCCGAGCAAAGATCTGTCTCAACGTAAACCACGATGGCAGAAACTTGTTCAATATCGTGAGAGTGTCATTTCTCTTGGCCAACTCCAAATGCGTGATCAGCGAGCTGGCTCAAGACACGGAAGTCTATGCCCAAGACCTAGACGGAGCTTTGGAGTGGCATCGCTACGAGGACCTACTGGCTGCCTGCTTGGTTTATCTGCGTAGTGATTCAGACCGCCAGGAGCGTGAGCAACAAGCCTTCCAAGCCATCCAGAAAATGGATTTCATCGCCTCAGTAAGATCGCTGCTGGTGGGCAATGGCACCCATACTCATCCCATTCTTGAACGCTACCGAGAGGGCTGCCAAGATGGCGACATGAAAGATTTTTTGCCTACTCTCAGATCGCTAGCCAAGGGTCAGATCTTAGAGATTGGTATCCGCGACGGGGCTTCAACTTCTGCCTTCCTGCTGGGCCTAGAAGAAAAAGGCGGGCACCTTACCTCCGTCGACATCCAGGACTGCTCTGGCCTCTGGACTCACCCGCAATGGCGAGTTATCTGCCAGGACTCGAAAGCCTGCGTCTTCCCTGACAACTCCTTCGATCTGGCCCTCATCGACGGCGACCACTCGGAGATTGGATTTCAGCAAGACCTTGAAAACTCCCTTCGCTGGGTTCGCCCAGGCGGCTTGATTTTATGCCATGACATTACCCCACTTCCCAACTTCACCAACGAAGTCAAGGGAGGCGACTGGCCCTCGCAATATGTAGGCGAGCAATTCTTCAAAGCAGTCCGCGAGCGCAAGCTGCGCTACTTTATCTACCCCGGGACTTGGGGGTTGGGCGTCATTGTGAAAGATCTCCAATGAGAATTCTTTACCTATCTCCCGGGCTGATGGCTGACTATCAATGCGATATGCTCCTCCATGGGCTGCGCACTCTTTACGGGAATGAGGTGGTCGATCACCAGAAAGTTAGTCCCCTTTACCAAGGCGTGGATACTTCTACTCTTTATGGAAAAGGATTCACTCTGTACGGACTCCTGCCAGATCTTCCCATAGACCGCTCCGGCATACCCGAACGTATCGCCTCCCGGGAATTCTCGCTCATTATCTACGGCTCCATCCAGCGCTACCAGCCTTACTTTGATCTAGTCGTCAACACTTACCCGCGAGAAAAGATTCTGCTCATCGACGGAGAAGACCAGTCATCCTTACTCTACAATCTGCACAAGCACGGACTCTATTTCAAGCGCGAACTGCCCGAATCCTTGCCCGGAATTTTCCCCATCCACTTTGCCATTCCCAAGGAAAAGATCGGCACTCTGCACCTGCCCCGCATCCGGGTGAGAGCCTTAATCGACCCAAGAGATCGCACCACCTACATCTATAATAATGAGAAGGATTACTACTCCGACTACGCGCAATCACTGTTTGCCTTCACTGTAAAAAAGGGTGGCTGGGATTGTCTACGCCACTATGAGATCATGGCCAACGGGTGCATCCCATTATTTCTAGACTTGGATCAATGCCCCGCAACCACCTGCATGCAGCTACCTAGACCAGAACTTATGGAAGCACTTTCCTACATGCATCTCGATGGCAGATTTTGGGAAACTGAGGAAGGCAAGTCTCGCTGGCTCTCCCTTCACCGCAGAATCCATCTCAAGTTTGTTTGCTTCTCGACTACAGAACGGCTAGCCCAGTACGTGATTGACACTCAGCAACAAGAGGTAGCTAAAGCCGCATGAAGCCTGCTATCGACTGGAAAGCCCTGCGCCAGCATCGCATCTTCTTAGCTGCTCCCCTCTACGGCAACCTGCTGCACTTCGGATTCTTCCAGTCGGTGCTCAATCTCTCCCTCTCCTGCATGAAAAGCGGCATTCATCTGGGCCAGAAATACGTGGGTTGTGATTCGCTCGTGCCTCGCGCCCGCAACCGACTGGTAGCCCACTTCCTGGACACTCAAGACACTGACCTGTTATTCATCGACTCAGACATCTCATTTTCCACGGAAGATGCACTCTCGCTTATTGCCCGCCCTGAGCCCATTATTGCCGGAGTCTATCCCCGTAAGCAGTTGGACTGGGGGCGTATTATCCAGGCAGCTAAGGCCGGAGTAGGCCCTGACCAGCTACCCTACTATGGCTTCATCCCGGTGATGAACTGGTCCTCCCCCGGTGAGTTCTCACTTGATGAGCCCATCGAGGTGCGTCACCTGGGCACCGGCTTTCTGCGCATTCAGCGCCAGGTGTTTGAGACCATGATCACCAAATTGGGAGACTCCATCACTTTCGACTACTCGGGCGATGAGCCCCTATTTAAGAACCGCACCGGCTACGACTTTTTCCCCATTGGCCCAGATGTGCGCTATCCTCTGGGTTCAGGTGCCCGACAATATCACTCTGAAGACTGGGGATTTAGTGAGCTGGCCAGAATTACCGGATTCAAGCTTTATGCAGCCCCTTGGGTGGAACTTGTTCACTCTGGCTACATGGACTATACCGGATCATTGCAGGTACTTGACGCTGCCACCGAAGAGGCGCTCAGTGAAACTCATTAGCCAGTGGAGAAGGACTTCGCTGGGGATCTGGGGCATCTCCATGTTGGGAATTTTCTACTCCCCGGATTTTTGGGGACTGACGCTACTGGGATTCACTCTGGAGTTCCCCCGCACTACCCGGGGGCGGCTCATACATGGAGAGATTCAATGAGACAACTCAAAGCCCCCAAGTGTCACTGGGGAAGCTGCCCACAACGCGACAAGACTATGTTTCTGCTGGGCGAAACTGATGAGGCCTGGTTATTTGCCCACGGCTGCGGCACCACCCGGGCAGTGGTGAAACCTTCCACCCGTGAGCAATCCATTCAAGCCAAGTATGAGCGCGACATTGAAGAGATTCGCGCCCGCCAACGCTTCTGGTCCTCCCGGCCAGAGTATTCCTTGCCCAAAGGAGAACGTTAATGGCTTGTCCTGACGATCAGCATGATTTCGTGGTAAAAATGCAGAAAACTTCTTTGGCGGTAACTGATCAGTTTGTAGATATCACCGAAGTTTACTGCCGCAAGTGTGGCACGGTTTGCTTTCTAACTTCTGAGAAGCCCAAGGAGGAAATCCATGCCGCGTAGCTGGACTGAAGACCAGAAGAAAGCGTTTGGAGAAAAGATGCGGGCCTTGCGGGCCGCCAAGAAAGTGACACGCACGGAGCCGTCCAGTGCAGAGGGCGCGGTTGACACTGCTGGGGCATCTGCTCCGTATGACCCCAGCAATCCTATTGCTGATGATGTAGTGGTGGCTCCAGTTCACCGTGTGCGCAAGCTGAAGCCAGTAGAAGAGGTGGCAAAGCAAGCCTCCTTCACTCCCCAGGATCTGATTGCTCAGCTTGAGCATATCCCACTCGACACCATTACCTACCCGGATTGCGGTCTACTACTGAACGCTTTATCAGCAGCTTCCACCGCTGTGGCCCTGGCCCGCCGCCAGCGCCAAGAGCAGCTGGAGGCCGGTACTCACCGGGCTCTCTGCAAGACCTGTGGCCGTATGATTGATATCTCCAAGTCCGGAGGCTTTCAGATACTGACAGAACGCGACGAGCATCACATGCCGCAGAACTCTTACTACTGCAGCCAGAATTGCCTGCTGGCCCGTAACATGCCCAGCCATGCCCGCCAGACTCCTAGACAAAAACAGGCGAATCAAGCATGACATACATTGATGATCGAGGATACCGCAGAGTGGGAGATAAAAAAGAACATATTATTATCGCTGAAAAAGCTTTAGGCCATAAGCTTCCTCCTGGTGCTGTTGTCCATCATTGGGTTGGAAAGAGCAATGAGAATAGTAATCTGGCTATATTTCCTAACCAGGCATATCACCTACTGATTCATCAACGGATGGCTGCTAAGAAGGCTTGTGGCAATCCGAATTGGCGGAAGTGTGTTTACTGCAAGAAGTACGATGACCCTGAAAATATGAGACCCAATATCAGCAATAATACTATGTACCACAAGAAGTGTGCTACAGATTATCTCCGGGATGGAACCTATGTTTTCTCTCGACCGCGCAGAAAAGCTTCTCGCTGAGCTTCCTATCAGAGATAAGCTTACCCAGACTATTATTCCATTTGTATTGAATCCTTCTCAGCGCAAAGTTCACAATGCTCTTAAGGCTCAGCATGAAAAGAATCGCCCAATGCGCGTAGTGGTTCTTAAGGCAAGGCGTCAGGGAATCTCTACTTATACTGATAACATGATGTGCGCTCATGCACTAGGACGATCAGGAACTAACTCGTTAATAGTTACTCACGACTTTCGTTCCTCGAAGGAGTTGTTCAAGAATCCCAAGACGCTTATTAATGAATATCTTCCTAAGAAGAAATCACTGCGTTCTGTTTTGAACTTACCAGCTCAGACCCAACATAAAATTACCTTTCCTCATGCCGATGGAGATTCTTATCTAACTATTGCTACAGCTGGAAATGTAGAAGGTGGACGCGGCATGTCGCTTACTGATCTTCATTGTTCAGAAGCTGCATTTTATCCAGGACAAGGTACCTTTGCTGCATTACTGCCAACGGTTCCTCGTGCTCCTGACACTATGGTGATTGTAGAAACGACTGCCAATGGAAGAACCGGAATAGGGCAGGTATTTTTCGACTTCTGGATGGCTTCTGTGCGTGGCGACACGGAATTCACCCCCATCTTCCTGTCATGGCTGATTGATCCCACTTGCGTTGATTTTGATCATCCAGTACCTGACGCCCCCAAGGATGACGATGAACGTCTGCTCATGATTGAAGGTATCAATATCGACGGCAAGCTAATCAAGGCCACTCCCCAGCAAATCGCATGGCGGAGGATGACTATTGATTCCCCGGCCTGCCGGGGCTATGTAGAAATCTTCGACCAGGAATTCCCGGTCACCCCGGATGTGGCCTTTATCTCCACTGGCGAGCCCGCTTTTACCCGGGAAGAGATGGCCATTGCCCGCAATACCATTCAGCCCTATAAGCGTGTGGAGATTGCAGGCGAAGCCAGCTCTACCAGCTCCCATATCTACTGCAAACCCAACGATGTCTCCCCGGTCTTTCAGTGGGAGCCACCCATCAAGGATCACCGCTACTATTTCGGCGTGGACGCTGCCCGAGGAAAAGATGAAGGCGACTTTGCGGCCATCGTGGGAGTTGACGGAGAGTCAGGCCATCAGGTTTTGCGCTATGCTCAGCGAGTTGATCCAGAGTATCTGGCCCGACTCTGCCACTACATTGGACATTACTACAATAAGGGGATGCTCTGTATTGAGCTTACCGGTAACCTCGGGCTCTGGTGCCAGATGCGTCTCCGTGACTATTTCCATTATCCCAACCTCTACCGCTGGCGGGGCACACGCGATGATAAGGTTGCGCCCGGATTCACCGCTGGCAAGCGAGGCGGTACCTACGGATGGGAAACTACCTATAGATCAAGAGAACGACTCCTGATCACCTATCGGGAATCCATTCTCCATCGCATGGTCACCATTCGCGATGAAGAAGTTGTTCGCCAGATGGATGTGGCCACTCGCAAGGATAGCTGGGAACGCTGGGAGATTGCCTTTGGCCACGACGATATTCTCATGGCCACCATGCTGGCCAATGTCGCCAGATCCGAATGGCACCCCCGCAGATTAGAGGGTGCCACCAGCAAGCTATCCACTGATGCCGAACACGATTCCCGGGCCTTATCGAAACTCCACCCGCAATCTACCTTCGAACATTTGGGCTCAGTGACAGCAGCGGTCTATAAGCAGTTGCTGCGCGACCGGGACCGCTACGACCACGATGAAGAAGCCAAGAAACGAGGCTGGCTGTGATAATGAACGCATTTCCCAGAACCCAGGGAGCCCTCTCCCGGGAAAGCTATCTGACCCTTTTAATACTGGGCCTCATTGACCAAGCAGGCGGTGAACTTCGGATTTCTGCGCAATCCTTGGAGAAATTAGATTCCGGTGGTAAAGTGCTCATTGATTGGGATCTGCCAGCCCAACAGGTAGTGCTACGCTCGGGTTCACCATCACTGGTAGTAGCTGAAGTCAGGGGATCGGGATGGACGCAACCAAACCCACAACAGCCGACTCAATCCTCCGAGCCCTCGAAGCACCGGGTCATGACGGAAGACCAGATACTGGCAGCCATGGAGAAGCGCATGCGGGACGATCAGTTACGCCAGTGGCGGGAGCAGGGAGCGGCAGTGGTGGGCAACATGCCCCCTCCGGACGAACGACAATAACTCCTCAGCAAGCCCTCTCCCAGATCTTCACGGAATTCGCCAGCAAGCGTAAGAAGGAAAAAGTGGCTGCCTGGATGTGGTTGCAGCAAGCCTTGGCAGAAAACGCAGGTATACTGTGTCCCATCGCAGTCTCCCTCAAGGATCTGATCTCTGCAGAAGCCAATATTGAAGAGATGCTCAAGGGCCAGCAAGGTGATGCTGGTCAGTCTCCGCAGGAATACTTGGAAGAGTGGTTATCGGGCCAGGGAGCTAAACTGCAATGAGTACTGCCGTCATGACTGGTCCCAGTTGGTCAATGAAGGCCAACCAATCTGGCTCTGACGAACGCCCCACTATTATTCAGCAAATTGACCTGCTGCAACGCATTGCTAAAGATGCCAAGCGGGATCTTCTGGGACCCGATTGGTTCCGCAACGTCAAGGATTTCTACTCGCTGGACGCAGCCCAGGGCACCGGTCCACTCATCTTCCGTCCCCACGTCGACGTGCCCCAGCTGCAGATGTTCATGCTGTCAGAAACTGCTGAGCTCTCTGAGAACACTCCCGTTATCTACCTCACCGGAGAAGATGGCAAGCGTGACAGCGAGCGGGAGCGCATCTATCGCGGCATCTGGAAGCAGGAATGGTATTCCCTCTCCATCATGATGGCTCAACTGTGGGCTAACTTTGGGGGTACGGGAATTCTTGCTGCAGGCATAGACCCGTTTGCCTACAACGGCAGGGGTTCAGTATGGCTGGACGCGATTGACCCGGATGACTTCGATCCTGATCCCACAGCCCTCGACGACAGCTGGGAATACGTGGTCTATACCCGGCCCATGACACTCGATGCAGTCAGACGTCGTTGGCCCGACACGGGCTTCCGGGTACCACCTCGGCCATCTGCTCGTAACCCGGTAGGCGGCACAGTTCCCTCCATGTCCATGCCCTTTGGTCCCATGACCAGCATGGGAGGCTCACCAGCAGGCAAGGGCGTGCCCTCATCGGGCCTGGTCAACGTGCGTTTCTGCTACACGCTTGATCCTACGCCTGAAAAGGTGAAAGAGGCAGCTGGTTCGAAGTCTACTGATAAATTCTTGTCAGCCCCCAAGTTCAAACTGAGGTTCCCCAATGGCCGTCTTACTATTGATGGTGACGGCTACGTCCTCTACGATGGCGACAATCCGACTCCCCATCGTAAATTCCCATTTATACCGTACTGGGGTCTTCCTAAACTGGAGGGATTTTGGGCACCTCCTCCAATTCGTTACACTCGTACTCTGCAGGAGTTTGCTGAACGTTCTCTTACCCAAGCGTTTGAGAATGCCTATCGGTGTAATAACGGGATCTGGCTTCTACCCGATGGATCAGGATTAGATGCCGACAAGTTCGGCGGCTTGCCGGGAGAGATCCAAGTTGTCAACATGAACCACGGGGAGCCCAAGTTCATTACCCCCAATGCTTTCCCAGCCTCTTACCTGGAGTACATCAAATATGCGCTCTCTACCCAAGCAGAACTACAGGGCTATTCTGGGGCCCGAGGTGGACAACCCGGAGCCGGAAATCTCTCAGTCGAGCTCTACGAATCGGCTATTGAAGAGTCTTCAAAGCTTACGAAGCTTCGTGCGCGAATGTCTGCACGCTCTACTCAGAAAACAGCAGAGTTAGTGTTCTACCTGCTGGCCAAATTTTTTGGCGAGCGTCGTGGCCTGAAGTTTCCCACCATGGAAGAGGGCGAGTTCTCAATGACCGAGTGGTCTCCCATCCAGGACTACTCTTCCTGGAACATTATGGTTGACCCGGGAAGCCTTGAAGTCATGTCAGCCAAGAATCTCAGAAAGACTGCGTTGGCACTCAATCAGGCAGGTAAGGTGGACACAGAAACCTTGCTCACCACGTTAGGCTGGCCGGGGGCCAAAGAAATTGCCGAGAAGGCTGATCAGGAGCAGGCTATGCGCTTGCTATCTACTATCAAGAAAGGGAGGACAGTGAGGTAATGAATACCATTCTTGAGCGACTGGAATCTACTACTCCTCCTTGGGTACTTGCCCCAGAATCTCACTGGGTTACCTTAAAGGAATTCTCCATTCTCTATCGCCGTTCTATTCGTCGTACTCAGCAGATGTGCCAGAGTGGAGAGATCATCGTATTCGGAGTAGCAGCCTACCAAGAACCCAACGGGCGCTGGTGGATTCGCCTGCCGGAGTAAGCGAAACCACGAAATCAACCATCTTGACATTTCCCTCCCCCTGCTATTGTGGTTCCTGAGATGGTCGTTCGTGGCAACACCGTAGAAATCCTGAGGCAAGGCACCGATTGGGAAGATTGGCGGTTAGGCATTCAGCTAGCCATCAATGGACAAGTGGCGACCATGTTTGATCTCCACAAGTCCAAGATTCAAGAGACTGGTGATGGAACTCCCCAGTACGAGGAATTACTCTATCACTCAGCTCAGAATCTGCTTCAGCAATATGGACCTTCGAAGGCCGGTGTGCCGCCTGCGTCAACTCGGTGATGGGTAGTAAGCTCTCACGAAAGTGATTGAGCGCCACTGACAAGTGACGCAGAAAGGAGGCCTCATGTTAAATCAGTTTGAAGTCCGCAACCGTGGTCGCAAGGGTCGTCGGCGTTCGCACAAGAAGTAGTCAGGGCTGGTTGAGCAGGGCGACCGGTCCAGGGGCTGGTCGCCTCTTTTACTAGGAAGGGAGTCTCATGTGAAAGATCCTCGCATGACGCCGGTTTCATCTAAGCAGCCCGGATTCAAGGCACTCAAGCGCAGTGCATCCCGCAAGTCCGAGTTCC